CGAGTGGGATGCTGCTGCACGAATCTATCAAGCAGAGTGGTGGGACAGGATTCGCCTGAACGGACCCGTAACCAGAACCTTTGCAAAGAACGGTGTGACAACAGTAGGTTCAAAAGAAAGGGCTGCTGATAATGGCTCTGACTATTTGAACTTTGAAGACCTAGATACCAATGAGATATATGGTACGGACATAAACACGTCTATCTTTACTAGAAACTACAAGGGTAATGACAATCCCGTAACCATGTTAAATAACTTTGTTAGACAAGTTAGCAAGGCTATTTCTGGAGACAATAAAGCTACCACAATAAATGAAATTGGTGTGCAATTTAATACTATGCTACAAGAACTAGCTAGTAGGGATGAAAAAGGAAACGCTGTATTTAGAGTAGATAGCCCTGAAGACATTGCAAGACTTCGAGCAATATCTGGGTATCTTTCTGCGTACATATATGATGCGTGGGGAAAGGATGCTCAACAATCCTTAAAGGCAATAACCTCTGGACAAAAAGAGGTGGTAGGGGCGTTTGGTGCAGTAGACATTCCATCTGTATTCCCATCTATAAATGTGGATGACATAGAAAACCTACAGCAAGCTTTGAGATTCCCTGTGCGCTACGCAGACGGCTCTAGCGAAATGATCAATGTCGTAGATTTAGGCAGAATACTTGAAACAAACAACAGCATTGCCCACGAACTGTCGAACTCTAAAATTTTTGCAGAGAAAGTTGTAGAACTACGCAACACTGTAGTTAGTAAGCTAGGTACAATGGAAACCAAAGCTTCAGCAGACAGCAAAATAGTACAACTTGGACAACAGAATCTTATCAAGGCTTCCGATATTCCTATAGACAAGCCTGAAGATTTCCTCAGAAATATCTTCAATATAGGTGAAAACGGAATAGCCAGAGTTCAGGACATAAAAAGAAACGCCCTTATAAATCTTGTAGGTGCAAAAAAGTTCAAAGAAAGCGGGGGAGATTTCAGCAGCCTTACCGTTACGGTGGATGGACAAGACGTAAACGCCGTACAAGTTATTGATCAAGCAATCAGTAGCATGGTCATCAACGGTATGATGAATATTGCGAAGCTTAAAACTTCAGAAGGAAAAACCCTACTAGGACTGCCAGAAGGACAGAAAGTTCTGAAAACTTTCGATGCACCAGCAGAAGGTGCTTTACTTTTTGAAGGTGAGCAAGGAGCCATCTTTAAGAAGAATCTTACGTTGTTGCTTGCTGGATCAGAAACACTCTCTCTTTCCGGCGGCACCCCTTCAAAAAAACAAATGGACGATGCTACAAGGTGGGTTGAGGCTATTGAGGGTGCATTCGACTTCTTAGCTTCGCAAGCAAAGACTGATCTTACTCGCGTTGAATTAAAGGACATGTTCCGCCCTCTCACTACTAACTATGGTATGTCTCGTGCCTTTAGTTTGATGAGAGGACAGGTCGGCCTTCCGTATGTTTCGGGTGAACTTGCATTGGCTATTGCCACCGCTGCTGGAATCGACATGATGAAGATGGCAGGAACCAGCAGAGAAAACGCAGAGTTTGTTCTTAGGGTTATGGAATACCCACAAAGCATGACTAAGAAGGACTTTGATAAATTTGGAAGTGCAGTATTTGACTTCGTATATACAGAGATGTCAAGACTAGGTTTGAATATGCTAGACTACATTCCAGAAGGAACCCCTGAAGAAGTACAGAAATACTTTACGGCACAACTAATTCCCGGAGATACAGAAGGATGATGAAAACATATCACAACGGCCCTCGTAAGGGTATGGCATATGGCGGCAACGTCCGCAAGCCTATGATGTATGGTGGTTCAACAATGAAACCACGCAAGAAAGCACAGATGGGCGGTATGATGCAACAGCAACCGACCATGCAGTCTAGCCCTGTCATGCAGCCCCAGAAGCAACCAAAACCGACGATGCAACAACCAGCCCTGTCGATGAACATGGCAAAGGGTGGTAAAACACACGAGCAGCAGGAGTCTCCGGCTATCGAACGTATGGAAAAGAAGTCAAAAGGATATCGTGACTAATGGCTAGGAAAACAGTTCGTGCCCCAGAAGGCTACCACTGGATGAAGAAAGGCAAAGAGTTTGTCCTAATGAAAAACCCCAAAGACGGCTACAAGCGTCATCGGGGTTCTATGCTCAATGCTAGATTTGAAGTAATTAAAGAACACAAAAAATCTAAGTAAGGGTATTGACTTTCTGCAAACGCGAATTATATCTCTGCTAGTCAACAACAACTAAAGGGAGATAATCATGTTGCTTGATCTTTTTGATATGTATACACGCAACCCCGTCTACATCGTTAGCGAGGCTGTGATCCAAGAAATGAAGAAAGATGCTGATGCAAAACGTCTGCAGTATCTTGAATCAATCAAAACAAAAGTTGATGCAGAGATCGACAAGCTAAAGGCTGCTGCCTAAATATACTTGTTGGATTTGTCCATCATCTCATCTGCCATCGAACGCAGATACCTCAAAAGGGATGCTATTGAGTGTGCGCCGTCATACTCTGGCATCCCTTGATTCATTGCGGCCTCAAACTTATCAGGGGGAATGCCATCCCAAAGTAATTCTACATTTCCATCTTGATTCAAATACACGTTGAATGAAAACAGATTAGCCTTGTGCTTCTTTCTTGCCATTGACAGTCTCTAGTTCTTGTATTGCTAGGTTGTAACAGTCAGCCCTAAACTTAAAGCCGTTCGCAGGATCGATATCACCCCGCTGGTATCGTGTCGCTTTCTTGTAGAAGTCATCCTTAGATACTTCGCCAAGAATCCACGCTTTGCTATGGTCGGTTAAGATTCGTACAAAGACGTAGCTGTCACAGTCTTGCTTAGAGCCGTGAGCAGCCACAGAACAATCGTAGTTAGGTGAGGGGGTGGTATTGCACCGCTTGGTTTTGACATCAACACGTCGGTTTCCTACCACCAAGTCAAAGTCCTTGCTGTTAGCTTCGAGGCCACCAGTGTAATCTTGGACGATGATTTCCCCGATTGCACCAACTACATGACTAAGACTACCCGTGATGCTGCCCTGTAGATTACCTACAGAGGCAGCTTTCTTTTTGGCACGGGCAATAATTTCAGGTGTTATTTTGATCTGTATCATACTTCTACCCATCCCGTTAAGATGTACTTTTCATTACTAAGAGGTGGGTTTCCTCTATGTGGGTGGGTAAAGTAAGCAGGCCATAAAACACTACGGCCACGCTTTGTGCTAACACGTATGTTTTGATCTAAAAACTCTGTTTCGCCACCCTCTTTAACGTCATTGAGGTAAGTCATAACTACCAAAATTCTATTTAGATTATCGTGCTTACGGCCACCCTGTTCGTGATGAAAGTTGTGAAACCCCCCGCCTATAGGTGTTTTCTGAAGCTTTAACCAATGTATAGCATGTTCAGGCAGCGTATCCAAATACGGATTTAGTTCCCGATAGGTGGCGTACAGCTTACCCCAAAACATCTCCATATAGTCAGGTAAAAATGTTGGATCGTATATGTTCATCGTTTCAACGGAAGTGATAGGAAGTTGTTCATCTTTTCTTTCAGCAACTTTTGCTTGCCACCCCATGCCGTGTTTTCTACTTTTTTCAAAGTAGTCTATCATAGCATCACACTGATCGTCGCTGATTGTATTGTCCATAATCAGTATGTTATTACGATATACATAATCTATTTCATCCGTCATTTTCTTCTTCTTCTTCTTTCGGCAAGTAAACCAAAACGAACGAACCACAGCTTTGACACGTGAGGTTGGTTTCCATGATGTAAGTGTTATCATCTATATCATGGTCACCACCCCATGTCAACTCACGATTACAATGCCAGCAGTTCAATTGCTTTATCTTTATCTATCTTAAACCATTCATTACGATTATCTTCTGCCTTTTCAGAAAACAACCGCAGAAATGTTCGTTCTTGTTCGTGCATGTTTTCTACAGAAATGACATGTACTATAGAATAATCTCGTAATGGACTAGCTGTCTGGTACTGATTTAGCCTGTCTGTCGCTATTGCTGCCTTTCCTACTTTTACCCAATTAGGCCACGCAGGATTTACTATCAAGTATATATCCCCAGAAACAGACCGTTCATTTATTTCTGTGTGTGACCACGCATCATCAAGTGCCTTATAATTTCCGGGTTTGTGTAGTGGATGGGATTTAGGAATATACTTACCGTTCACAAACATACGAGTTATGTTTTTACGTGCGTGAGATTCCACACGTTCCCGCTTTCCATTGGGTCGGATGTACCACCATTCCCCATCTTGAAACACAGGTTCAGCCCTTGTGTATTTGCTCCAATCCACTACACTCTCCCTCATGCGGCATTTAGGTCTACTACCTCACAGACGCCAGCAGTGCAAGCCAACTCACGTGACCCGCTGGTATTATCTTCCTTTTCAAAGTCAGTCAACTTTTGCCAGTCGATGGTAATCTTATCATAGACCTGCTTCCATTCCAAGTAATCTTCACGTTCAATGTCTTGGTACGGAGCCTGCTGATATGTGTGGTCACTGTGTGGAAGGAACGATACCCCCGATGCCACATCAAAGTTCTCGTAAACCCACGCACCGACTTCCATCCACTCGTGTTCTTTTACCGTGATGGTAACAGACGGCTTGTGTTCACACCAGTGCAACGCATAGGTCTTCCACAACTCTAGCTGCTCAATGGCAGTCATCTGTGTCCGTGTGACGGCACCGTCAGGCGACTTCATCGGGAACGAAAAGACAGTCGTAGAGTCTGGCTTCATCATATCACGTTCATTGTGTACGCCCTGTTCAATAAGGAACTGCGTCAACGGGTCTTTGTTGTCGCCACGAACGGTACGGATAAAGTAATCATTGTGACGGGCGTGAATCCCACTTGCTGCGTCCACCAGTTGTGACACAGTACCCGACGGCTTGACACAGGTGATTGCAGTGCTCTGTGGGATTCCAAGCATCTGGGCAAACTCCTTGTTCGTGTCCACCGCTACTTGCCGCATCTCTTTGAGCCACCGCTTGCTGTCTACGTTCTTTGAAAGCACGGAGTGATCCATGATACCTGTCAAGGATACGCCTAGCAAGCGTTCTTCTTCTGTATTGTCCTTCCATATTTTCCTCAAGTATTTGAAGTCAGTCAGGGTAGACTGAAGGGTTCCTAAGATGGTTGCCAAGCGTACCTTATCTTTTAGGTCTTTCAGGGTGTCGGTTTCACGAACAACCACCTCTGACAAGTTACAGAACTGATAGCCCCGCAATATAATTTCAGAGCATGGGTTGGTTCCCCACATGTGTCCTGTCTCACGGCGACCATTACGGGCGACCTGCTTGTCTGCTGCTTCACGATTGAACATACCACGTTCACCTGACTTGCTATCATACAAGGCAAGCCACTCACGCATAAACGTACCCATCTCTGGCTTCTGCTTGTAAGCAACAGAGTTGTTTGCCAATGCCCGTTGCGGTTCAGATTCCCACCACATACCTGACTTAGCATGTGCCATTTGATCGTCATTCAGGTTAGATAGGCTAATCAAAGCAGATCGGCGTACACCACCTACAACAACGATCTCACCAATCTTACACATCAGATCGTGGCACTCGACAGGAAACAGACGGCGACCACGTGCCTTCTTAAAAATTTCAACTGTAAAATTAAACAGGTCAACAAGAGGTTGTGGACCGCTTGCACGACCACCCATAACCTTCAAGCGTTCACCAGCAGCACGAACACCGCTGACATCCCATGACGGAACCTGACCAGCATACAGAAGCGCAATCAATTCACGCAATGCTTTAGCCCATCCCGGCTT